ATCTCAAATCTTTACTCAATTTGGAGTTAAGATTGCCATAAAATGTATCACCAACGTACCAAATAGTACCTTCATTTAACGCTGCTATTAGCGGAGACTCAACTAGACCATATTTAGATACATCGTAATTTGGTCTTTCTTCAAAAAGTCCATCAACTTCCACAATGTCATTTAATGGTTTGAAAATGACATCATCAACCAATGCGGTTAGTTCTTGTTCAAGAGAAACGCACCATCTTTCGGGATAAACTAATGGCTCGAAGGTTACTTGCATTAGTCGTTTACTAAAATCTTCTTTTTAGCCTCTGCATTAGTTTTTGCCTTACCGAAATCTTTCTTAGCCCCTTCGATGCCAGACTTAGCTTTTTGTTTATCAGCTTTTATCTTCATCATTTCAATAGGTTCTACGTCACGCACTCCTGTGAGTACATCGGTATCTACACCAAGTAATCCTTCGATCTTAAGTTCTTCACTAGCTTCTTGAGCAGTCGAAAGACCAGCTTCGAAGCGTTCCATGATACGAGTTTGCTTTTTAGTTTTAACATCTTCTGCCTCATTACCGCTAAGAACACGAAGTGGTTTCCATGCGATATCAATTTCTTCTGGGATAAAACCGAATAGTTGTTGGCAACGTAAGCTGACAACATCGAGAATTGCTGGGGTCATTTCTTCACGAAGACCTTCAACAATGGAGTTATAATTTTCTAAAGAGTCTTCGCCTGAACTGAAGCCTCCGGACGATTCACCAAATAATTTATTCTTAGGGATTTTGAGTGCAGCGCACAGGTTTAGGCGAAGTTGTTCCCAGACGTTTGCAAGTCCGGTAAATATAGCACCAAGATTCTTTTGCTCATAATCGTCTTCAGCGTCCATGACGATTGCGTTCTGATAATTCTTCAACTGATTCTGAAGAATGATTGCTTGTTGAACACGCTGAGTAGCAGTCGAGGAAGCAAGAGAGGTATTAAAACCTTTCATCTTCCATACGTCTATCTTGGCTTCATCTAGTAATTCAAAAATAAGATTTTCGAACTTTAAGAAAGAATTTACGGCACGAATACATTGTTCCATCTCAGACATACCCCAACCTTGTAAACGAAGGCGAATATATGATGGTGCTTCTGCCCAAATAAATTTTACAACACGAGATGCGTGTAATGGGTATCCATAATAATTATACGGAATACCATTCTTGTAATCAAAAATGTTTTGATTAGATAAAATCAATTCCCATCTATCAGCAGGAATGAATACCAGAGGAGAATCTGGTCTAATAGCTTCAATATCTAATTCTTTTTGAAAGTCTTGATCTGTATTAACAATGAGTCCAGATCCACCATAAAGTCTGCCCCAATAAGCCAAATGCTTAATAGCTGAAATGTCAGAACGAGCAAGATTTGCACATGCATTGTAATTTACCCAGCCACCAATAGTTTTAGCAATCTTACGCATATCATGCTGACTGCGATTGCGTGACATCACACGCTGCAACTGCGTAATTTCTTCTTGTGAAAGTTCTGGAGCTTTAATCTGAAAACCGCCACGCAATGCATCGTCAACAGGCTGGCAGACTACAGTTCTAAAAAGACCCTGCGTCATATATGAGTATGACAACAGAATACGATTTAGTGAAAGCGGAACATAAGCATTAGCATTTGCTAATGTGTAAGGCTGAGAAATTGTTTCTGGTGAATACGGATAACCAGCAAATTGTCCTTGGAAATTTAAACCTTGTACGAGACCTGAATAACCGCCCATAACTCCGTTTAAGCGGTCAATATTATCTGCTTGTTGTTTAATTGATGCTAGTTCGCTATTAAATTTCTCGATGAGATCTTGACCAATACCTGAAGGTACAGAATTGGTACGATCAGCAGTTGGGTTTCCGTGTTGGTCTAAGATTTGAGGAGAGTCGAACAAAGTTATAGAATTTAGAGGTTAACAACGCACCCCGAAAGGTTGGAAATTAACGAATACATATTTACGTCATTGACGCATAAAGAATTTAAGGCAACAAAAAGAATATGCCTGTCCCCCACAATGAAATATACGGCAAGCACGTCAAACCTGCTGACCGAGATCCAAAGTTAGTATTCGTAGGCGTTCCCATGACTGGTTCTATCAGATGGGAAACCTCCCAGATACTTGCGTATCTATCGCATAACGAGATAGCTGGTTATAAGTTCATAGTCCGTAAAATAGGCGGTTTTGGTTTAGCCAAAGCCCGTAATGCTCTGCTCTGGTTAGCCAGACAGACACCTGCAAGTCAGGTTTTATGGATTGATTCTGATATAAATGCTGGCCCTCAACAGATCGAGCGTATCCTCTCCCATGATGTAGATATGGTAGGTGGTGCTTATCCTAAGAAACAAATCCCACTTACTTGGGTAGGTGAGTTTAATAGTAATACACCTAACTCTCAGGGTTTACTTCCAGCTTTATCATTAGGTACTGGATTTTTGTTACACAAGATGAAGGTAATTGACTTCATCATCGCTCATTTTCCAGAAATCGCCTACTACTCTGACGAAAACTCTACACCCTTTGAATACAAAGACGTTATGCACGATGTATTCAGTATGGGCGTAGTAGATGATCTATGGTTTGGAGATAAATATCCAAGGTATATCACCGAGGATTATTATCTTTGCTATAGATGGTTGAAGTGTGGCGGAAGTTCATGGTTAGATCCTCTATGCCAACTAGGGCATATCGGGACTACCGATTTCTTACACCTCAACGGAAAGTTAGAGGATATGAAAGATCAGATAAATAAGTCTAACTCTGATTTACAACGTGCGTTGTCAAAGAACCCGATTGCTGGGCAAAGGGATTTGTAACAGGCGTTAGTTCTACAGGAGTTATAACAAATTCACCGGGGAGATCTTTACGATTATCCCCGTATTTCATTTCAAAATCAAAGTAAGCGGTGGTCATCCATGCTGGATGTATATTTACATCAAGAAGTGTATTCTTTGACCAAATTGTATTGGCATCAGCATACCAACCACGGACAAAAATAGGCCCCCCATTAGGGTTTACGCAGCTATCAAAGCTAATGCCACGGGTTTTGGGGCGTTTTATCTGATCATAGATCGAATAATCGCCAAGTAGCACGTCATTGATAGAGCAACGAATAAACTCAACATTGAATACACCAGCTTTTAAACCGCAGTCACAAAATGAACTAACTTCCAATGCGTTTTTAACTATTTTTCGATACTTGCCAGTATTAATGAATTTGCAGTCTGTAAATACAACATTACCACCCCTGACTTGGTCATAGGCACGTTCAAGACCATCAATAAAGGTGCAATTATTGTAATAAGCACCATTGATGACAATCGGAGTTGTTCCATCTGGAGCTAAAGATGCGGTTGCTTTGAAACCCCAATGAACATCTGAGCCGTCAAAGGTGCAGTTGTTAAAAGTAGCTACGCAATCATTGCCGTTAAGAGTGAAAACAGATTGACCATCAGTTTTGTGATCTGGGGTATCTGGGTTGTAGGTATTCGTTTTGGAATAGCTTTGGTCGTTGAATATCATGCTCATGGTATTTTTAACTTTCTTTCTTTTTTTGGTGTATAATAAATATCTGGCTAAACTTGGTAAGTAATAAGGGTCGAATTTACCTTTTTTGATGTCTCGGTATATGACTTTACGATCTACCTTTTGGTAATTGGCAATATCGGCAACTGTAAACTTTAGCTGCTTTGCCCTCATCTTTGTAAATTGTTCAGGCTATCTAACACATCAAGAATAGATAGACCGCTACCCAGTAATTGATTTACCCCGTCCGCAAAAGCATCGACTTGGTCATCGTGAGCATGGGTATCGTCCTGAGTAAATGAGGATAACTCCATCAAAAACTCGGATACCCACGGATTCGATTCCTCTCTTGGAATGTAAACCATGCCCGAATCAACGAAAGCTAATATATCGTTAATACGGCTACCTTTGTCCTTAACCCTGACTAGACCTGTGGTGGGAATTCCAATCTCACCTAAACTTTGCATGATTCCCGGCCCCGACCCGGCCTCTTCGATCATAAATCTGCTAACTGGAAAGTCTTTTTGCTCTTCACAATGTTTTCTATAGAATACGGCTGCGGTACGCACAAACTCAGGCAAAGTCCATTTACCTCTAATCTGATCCAGCAAATATGCCTTACCCTTATGCTTTGCCCAGCATTGTATCACATACCAATCATTACCCTGCCCTTTTTTAATAGCGGTATCGCAGGTCATAATCTTATCTTCCCATCCCAGTAACTCATTGTCATGCCTGCGTAAGGATTCTACCTGAATCAAATTACCACCCTGAGCCACGGGTTCTTGCTGATACTGAGATGCCAATACATACCGCCCAACCCTAGTATTTTTTAACCCAAGTAAGGTATCGGTACTAATTGTCTCAGGTATGGTAGAAATGTCATTAACCAACGCAGGAAATTTCAAAAGCAGGCATTGGTTAGGATATGTAGAAAGCAGGTATCCACAAAGGTCATCAGGACTCAACCTTTGAGCATTTATGATAATCGGGCAATACCTGTCAGAATTTCTTCTGTTCTTAAGCGTGGTCTCTATCCATTGCCTCACTTCGGCACTTCTGTTCTTCGATAAGGCATCATCTGGCTTCGCAGGGTCATCTACCCCTATTACACCCCCTGCCGGCCTTTTAAGGCCACCACCTTTGCCCGTAATCGTGCCCTGAGTGCCTTGTGCATAGATGTTACCATCAAATACTGTGGTAATCTTATCAGCCCTCTTACTATCCAACAGATTCCCAAACAAGCTAACATACCAATCCCTTTCCATAACCTTACCCACATAATCCAAATTAACCTGTGCTATATCCGCACTATACGAACAATGGATAATCTGAGAATCAGGAAAATACCCTATCCCCCATGTATAACAGGCTTCTAATATCTTGGTCTTACCCGTTCTAGGTGCGATGTTAATAATCACATATTGGATATGAGATGGCAACAACCCCAAGTACGCATCTTGTAACGTATCACAAATACTCTTATGAAAAGTTTTAAGTGGTAACTGTATCTTGTTTTCAGGTATAAATACCTCACTAAAATACGTCCATAAACTAATAAACTCTTTTTCAATATCTCCTGGCGTATCGACCACTTCTAACAAATTATTATTATTTTTTTGAATCATAGGGTTGATTTGTTACATAAATACCTAGTATCGACCAGTTTATGTAATATTTTTTTATTTTTTGGTGTATAGGTCTATATTTATTTGAGATTGGCTTAGTTTTAGTACTTGGACTCCCTACTCTGGCATGGTTTTTAAGTGGCTGGGCTGGTTTGGTCAGGTGGCATGATCTCTAGGTGTATAGGCAAGGCAGGTGCAGGCTCTGTTTGGTCAGGTAGGGCAGGTGCAGGGTCTGGGTAGGTCTGGTCAGGTCTGGTCTGCTCGGTACGTTCCCTTTCACGTTGTTGTCGTAAAAAGGCAATCTTGTCCTGTATCGAAGAGTTTTTAAGACGAGAGAGAGACGAGCCTTCTTTGGTCAATTCGGTCAACTCGAGCCGTTGTCCAATATCGCC